GTTAATGACACACCAAGCAAGCGTTCTGCTTCGGTATTATTTTGCCACACTTTTCTTAAATATGGGAATTTTGTGAACGTTGATTGAATTGTACCCAAAATGGTTGCCAGTTTGACCTTGTACATGAGGGTTTCTTTTGTGTCGTCATGACGTACAACAGCTTCCGTGAGGTTGCAAAATTGATACGGACGAAGAATGATTTCTGAGCACGGGTTGGTACCAAATTCAAAGTTTGGATCTCGATGGCCAAATTTGGAAACTGTTTTCTTAGCCGCTTCGCGATTAAAAATGCCTCGTTCACCCGAGTGACTGTTGTAGAGTGAGAGCCATTCCTCCATGTATTTACCAACTGTAGGCGTTTCGTCATATACGGCGGAATTATTCGCAAGTGCGCGATGCGGCGCTGTATCCCACCAAGGTCCCGCTTTTGCATGTCTAATCCTTTCATCATCTAAGTCTGATAGTGAGATCATAGCTGATCGACGTACGCCACCAACTACAACAACTTCACCGATTTTACACATAATATCATGACATTCGAGGGAGTTTAATTTACGTCCTCGAGCATTTTTAAAAATTGCTACAACAAATTGAAATAAATCAATTAATGGTTGTGGGCCAGACGCCCTACCACCGAATGTTTTTAATCGAGCACCAGCTGGGCGTATTTTACTTACATCCCATTGTGGTACTTCACCCGCCCATAGATGTGCTAATAATAATCTTAATGATTTTGCCCAACCTTCTTTCGAGTCATGGACTGCAATTGTGTGATTGGATTCATATAGAGTGTCTGGCACTTCGGGCAGCTTGTTAATATTACTTGCTTCGACTGAGAAACCAACTCCTGTTCCGCACAATAAAATAAACATGCTCTCATCAAATGACTTAGGATCATCGACGGGTAAGTAAGAACAGTTGTAAACGCATGTATTATCACGATCAGCACTCTTTCCTGCCGTCATCATGGCACGCATGGAAGGCATTAGTTGATGGTTAAAAATAGCGTCAAAGATTTCTTTCTTCAATGCTTCATTGTCTTTAATTTGTTCTGTATGACTAAAAATATAGTCTACGAATCTTTGGGTTGTTTCGCCCCATGTTTCACGACGTGCTTTATCATCGATAAATCTAGCGTATCGACTCGCGGCAATGTATTCTCGGTATTGATCCAAAATATTTATTCCTTTTCTTAATTATGTATTTTTAAATATTGTATTGCATTTTTTAATACATTTATATTTTCTTTTGAGTGTCCTATTAAAACATTACAAGACTTACAAAGAATTTTTCTTATTTTACCAGTTTTATGACAATGATCTATACAAGTATGTTTTCCATTATCTAAAATACAATTACAAATAGCACATTTACCTTTTTGATTTTCAATCATTTTTTGTTTATCTTTGATTGATATACCATATCTATTTTGTAAATTTAAATTTTTTCTAATATTTGGATTTTTTAAATTTCTGTTTTTATCATATAATTTTTTACAATTTTTACATTCATGATAAAGTCCATCTTTATTTGTTTTACATTTATAAAAATCTGATGCTGGTGTTAGTTTTTTACATGTACTACATGTTTTAGAAACTATTTCCATTTATAATCTTTCTAACAATATCCTCAGCATATTTTACAGCGTCTTTTTCAGTCACTCTAAAATCATACTGGGTGGGTGGTGTAAAAATTTGATTTGTATCTTCGTACTTACTTTGATTAATGGTGTCCATCCATATAATATGTTGTGGTTCAAATAGGGCATAAGCTAATTTTGTTGGACATACAAAATCACAAATTACATAATCTGTTTTTGAATCTCGCGCTAAATAAAACATTCTAGCGGCTTGTCTTAATCTTCCTTTATCGGAAAAGTCCCAGTCATTAAAATCTTCGCGTACTCGATCAGCATTAAACCAATTAACAGTTTTGTTATGTTGTTTTAATTGCTTCATCAAAGCGCGAGCCATTGTTGTTTTGCCCGCGCTCGGAAGACCCATGACTAGGATTTTCTTCATTATTTAAACTGCGAAATCTACAGCAGCAGATGTACCGCCGCCTAATTTATCGCCGTCTTCTGTCTTTTGAACATTGTTTAATCCAACTGCAATACCTTTTGAACCCGAAGCATTGTATGGATATAATGTGACTGATGCACGACCATAGCAACCGCTATAGAATTCTGAAGGATCAATGATCGCATTCATATCTGCATCAACAACACCTGGTTTATTAGCTGAATTAGCATTTACAAAGAATGAGTTAGCATATGCTGGGTCATCCTTTTCTGCATCACCATCACGTAAACCGCCTTTTAAACCTTTTGGAACAGCACCACCAAAGAACGCTGCGTTTGTGGTCGCTGCATCTTCGAATGCTTTTTGAAACTTAGCAACAGTTTCTGTATCACTCTTTGGAATGACGATTGATACTGAATACTTAGGTGTTCCGCCTTCAATAGCTGCACTTGGTTGAAATACATGTGCGTATGAAAATCGTACTTTACCTGTTACAATTTTAATTTTATTAGTTGTTGCCATATCTATTACTCCTTAACGTAAGAACCGGACTTCAATTGGGGCCAGTTCGTCTACCCATAAAAAACATCTTATACTACTTTTAATCATCATGCAAGATTTTATTATTCTCCATAGCCTTTTTAATTGCAAGGGCATTGATAAAATCTTTTTTATATCCTTCTTCGTCTAACATATCAGGATCCACCGATACAAGTAAAAGAATCTGATAGACTGAATCGCGGAGCAAATTAATATCATCCCGTAACCCACTTCCTGGTAAAACTTCAAACTCTTTAGTATATTTACTAATCAAGTTATCTGGAACACTGTATACTTTTTCATAACATTTAACAAGCATCATTTAAAATCATCCGCAGCGTTGGTTGTATCGCGGACCAATTTAGGTGATCCCTCCGGGCGTTGTACTAATTCACCTAACCAAGTAACTACTTGACCTTTGGCCGCTAGCTTTTCTAACGTAGCGATTGACTTCAATTTGATGGGTTCGTAAATTGAATCTTTAGGAAGACCTTTTTCAACAAGTACTTTAGCTGCAAGTTCAGTATCGGTAATCTTGCGATGTGTTGTTGTCGTTGTTAATTTAAAACCAATCGGGATCTTATGTTCATTGACAGCTCGATCGAGTGCGTGAGTCTCTACATCATTTACCCATGTGCGTAAGTCTTGAGCTTTTGATAATACAGTATTAAGCTCATCTTCTGATAGCAAAGGTGGCTCTTTAAAATCTAGTTTAGCAAGCTCATTGTTATAATCGGATCGTGCTCTACAAAGTGCTTTTGCTTTACACCATTGGCAATGATCGCCTGGCACGTAGTTGCCTGATCCTGTCCATGCTTTTGAGGCTTTTGGACGCACAAAAAATTCAGCCCAATCAACAAGCTTGTGAAGTGTTGTGCTATCTGTTGTAATGCTGTCCAATCGAGGTTGGATAATAGTATATTTAACTTCTTTAATATTTGGATACTTGACTTTAAATTTACTCCATGCGCCTAAAGCGTAAAGTCTAAGTTGAGGATTGTCAATGGCTGATACAGGCACACCGGCACCGTATTTTAAGTCCATGACATGAATTGAGTTTTCTGATAATACTACAACATCTGCTGTACCAAATCCATCATTTACCCAATCTGAAAAGTCTACCTTTTGTTCAAACAAAGGTTCATCGTTGGCACCAATTTGTGATCTTACGTAAACAACATAGTTGTCTGTAAAAACTTCCATATCTTGATTATAGTATTGAGTAAGTTTGATAATCTCGAGCTCTTTCTTATATTCCTCACTACTAATTTGTCCATAATGAAGACGCAGTTTGATTTCAGACAAAGTATGGGCAGTTGTGCCTTCTGCTGAATAATCAAATGTTTTTGGGTTTTTTACGGTATCTGGGAGTGTACTTTCCAAACGGGCGCTTGGCGTACATGAAAGCCATCTTTTGGATCCAGAGGCGGAGAGGAATGCATGAGCTACCATTTTAGTCTTTCAATTCGTTAAAAAGTTACATATACTAATGCACATTTTGACTAATTTTTTTGATGTTTTTTTAAATATTTTATGGCGGATTTTTGAATGTTACAATGTCTGCAGGTTTTCATTTGATACTCTCCATAGTAGTTGGTGGACTAGCCAGTAATGGAGTACTGGCAGGGAGCGACCCTCTTCGTCCGGTGAATTACTTACTTTCTTTTAGTGCTTGTATTAAGTTTGCTACCTCTTTTGAAAAATCTACAACCACATCCACTTTTGCTTCAATTTTATTATCTCGAACTTCGCGGTAGTCCTCTGGAAACATTCCACGCAACGCCACTTCTGCAATTCTAGAATTAAATGCTTTGTTTTCTATATTGGCAAGTAGCTGAGTTTCCCAATATGATTGAGAGTATGTAGAAGCTAAATCCATAGCCTCTGCAAAATCAGGATCTTCTTTTTTAAGTTTAAGGCCTGTTGTTTTACTAATGCCAATGGCAGCATACATACTTTTTTGGGATGCGCCTTGCTTGCCTAATTCAAGGATGATTTTGGCATGGTCTTCAGTAAACTTAAATTTTTTATTTGTGGGTTGTGCCATTTTTGATTCTTTCAATGACTGCTTGCTTTTGTTTTTCGGAAAGGTTATACCACTCAACGATTTCGTCAACATGGCGTTTACACCCAACGCAATACTCTTTGTCTAATCGACAAACGCCTTTACAAGGGCTAAGTGTTGACATTGGATGTTCTATTCCTACTAATGCACAAACTAGTCTTTTTTCGCCCCATCATCGGTCTTAACTGACATGCGTTCAATTTCGGCTTTGCGAGCCCTCATCTCAGCCATAGCTTCGTTAATAACAACTCGCGTAACCGCAGCAGCTAGTTCTTGGCGCTTCTTCTCAATGTTTTCTGCATTGGAAAAACCGCCTTTTTCTAGCATCTTATTTAAAAGATCGGAAGCCATTATGCTGCTGGTGTTTCTGCTGTAGTTTCTTCAGCTTGTGGTGGGCATTTAGCTTGTAGTTCTGCTACTTGTGGGCCACCTTGAGTTTGAATCTCATTAATTAAATTTGCAGAAGCTACAAATGGTGCATTACCTAATACATTTAAGATAGCATTTACTTGGTCTACTGTAAATGATAATGCAATTTTTTCTTTGCTAATATCGGTCATACTTTTCTCCTTTTATTTAGTTCACGTTGAATGTACCATATTGCTTTTTCTAAGTCTTCTATGGCATCGTGTTTTAAATCTGCACGCCAGATATACTTCACGGCATTACCAAGACAGAAGTTCATATGTTCTGTAACTTGGATGCACTCTACACCACTTGGATGTTCTATATAATGTTTAGGATGATTTACAGCATCATGTTTCATAAATTAAGTTCTTTTTTAATAATCTCTAAGCCCTTACCAAAATGATATCTCCAATATTTTTCAGTCACCGAAATATCATTGTAAGTTAAACCATCAAGATAAGCTTCAAAAATAAATTGTTGCTTTGGATCTAAATGAGTATCAATAATTTTCCTAATATCAATCAAATCTTCTTCTGTCCAGGGCAACCAACCTTCAATTAAGGTGGCTGAAAAATTACCTTCTTTTGAATCGTCTCGTTCCATAGGATCGGGATCCTCATCTGATAGACGGGGAATCATGGCGTTAACAATATGTTTTAATACGGTTTTTTTAAGCATACTATACTAATGCAAATTCTAGAGCATTTAGTACCGCATCTTGTATATTTATTTTACCCTCTAAAACGTCAATGACTTGGTTATCTATACTTTTACTCATAATTAAATGATGGATAATGACTGGCTTTGTTTGGCCTTGTCTATGTACTCTAGCATTGGCTTGTATGTAGTTTTCACTTGACCATGGAATATCATACCAAACCATCTGAGCTGTATCTGCTGCGTTACACTGTAAATTAATTCCTATGCCCCCCGATTGTGGATGCGCTAACAACATCTTAATCTTACCTTGTCGCCAATCTTCTATCGTTTGTGGGTTGCTATCTAAAAGTTTAGCATGAGGGAATTTTGCCTGTATTCCTGAAAGAGACGATTTATAATGGTAAAAGACAAGTGTCGGTATATTCTCATCGATGAGATCTTCTAAATAATCTAATTTGGCATCATGCTGTTTTAACCATGTGCCATCTTCAAGGTACAATGATCCAGAAGTAAACTGTAATAGTTTATTTGTTAGAGCCGCGGCGGTGACTGCCGTGATAGTGTTATCTTCAATCTCTAATACCATGTCTTTACGTAATCGGTTATATGAGTTTCTTGTAGCTATTCCAATCTCGACTGTATGATATACCTTAGTAACTTCGGGAAGTGTGAGGTAGTCTTCTGCCTTAAGTGAGAAGCATATATCTTTAATCTTATCATTAATGACTTCATCGGCTTTTGGTATGATGCCCCATTTATATATCACACCTGTATGCCTATTACGATCAATTGGCATCATGTATTTATCTCGGAATTTAGTAAGGGATGTTTCAAGGCGTTGACCTAAATCCAATATGGCAACTTGTGACCACAGGTCTTGGTACCCTTGCGGTGTGGGTGTGCCTGTCAATATAATACGGCGCTTAAATGTTTTAAGAAAAGGTTTTAACGCTTTAAATCGTTTTGTGGATGAATCTTTAAATCGTGATGATTCATCAATAATAAGATTATTAAACTTAGTCATAGGGATTTTAAGATCAGTCAGCCATACCACATTCTCCAGATTAACAATATAAATATCTGCATCTTTTTGAACAGCGTCTATTCGCTCTTTAGGGTTGCCTAATATCTTTGAGATGCGGAGGTGTTTGAGATGATCCCATTTTGATACTTCCTCAGACCATACCGTTTCGGCTACTTTCTTTGGTGCGATGATCAAGGTACGCCCACGGCATTGTTCTGCAATGATAGTCAAGGTAGTTGCAGTCTTACCAAGTCCCGGAGGTAATAGTAATCCAATACATTCAATAGTCAATGCTTGTTGAACGATATCTTTTTGATATTGATGTAAATTATTTCTTGATAGCATTAATTTGCTCCCAAATCCAATCTGCTATTTTATACATCTCTTCCATCGATGCATTATCTTTAATACGATTGGCTCTATATGATAAGAATGCGACGTTACCTATAACATATCCTTTGTGTGGTAAAATGCGATCAAGCGTTGGACAATTTTCTTTTGTTTTTCCTTTACCTAATCCTGATTGACCCCATTCAAAAGGTATCTTGAATACAGGACACTCATCATACGCAATTGATTCTAAATATTCTATCGTTAAATTAAAAGGCAAATTATTTTTACGAGCGCGTGATCTAGCATTATTAAAAAACCTATATCTAATTTGTTTTTGCTTGATTGTTAAATCTGATAAACGCATCAACTTCTTCCTCACTAAATAGCACCGTTACCATGAACCCTTGGTTTTCCAGTAGTCGGAATACGACTAACTGTCTTGGAGACAGTCGGCCTGACTTTGCCTTTAGTTCTACTAGATGCACTTTTTTGTTTAGGAATACTATCCTGTCGGGCACTCCTGTTACTGTGCTTATCCATTTGAACGTCAGGCCTCCCGCTTTCTCCACTGAGTTTTTCAAGTATTTTTCCAAATGTTTTTCTAACATGTTTTTCCTTTTCAATCACGCACGCTTTAAATATTTGACGTACGATAGATTCTGTTAAGTATGCTCTTGTCTCTTCTGTAAAAATTTCTTCTTCGTCAACATAATCACTAATACGTTCAATGATATGTACCGTTTCATGTGCAATGGTTGCAAGCATTTCTTCTATACTATCTTTCATATCATCAAGATTAAATACTGCAATGATGATGCCTTTTTTACCTTCACCAATGTAGTGTACTTCGGCTACACCCATTTCAAGTGCTGTAATCGATTGAGAATCTAACTTCTGATCTTTAAGAATTTCCTGGAATTGTTGGTTATTAAAACACAGCTTTACGCAGCGAGGAAAAAACCCTACATCAATATTATAATAGTTATACTTTTTTATGTTCATCGATCATCCTTTTATGCGCTTCATCAATGGGTTCACCTACCCAATTTAATAATACTGTAGTGGGTGGCATGGTGTGCCATTTTTCAAATACTAAAAATGATCCTCCACCTTCAAGAGATTGAAGACCATGTAAATCTCCTGTGTATCCCTCAATGGATACTCCGAATAATGCATGCGTACCATTTTTAGGATTTTCTTTTTGCATACTATCCCACTCTTTTGATTTTTCGTAGCCTACAGATTCAAGCGCTAATCTTAAATTACCTCCTAAATAAACAGGACTACTATCTACACCTGGGTGCCTATGCTCTGGGATAATCGTGTTAGGTTTTACTGTATTAAGAACTAATTGAAATTGACCTTTTCTAAAAAGACAAAGCGAATGAACTTTATCTGTAAAAAATATTGAATCTTTAAAAGGTATGCGTAATGGATTACCGTGTTTAAACCACCATTTCTTAAACTGTTCTGCTGTTATATTATTTTCCGTCATTGAGTAATCTCCTTAATTCTAAAATTGCTGTTGCATCAATTTCTTGTTCTAATTGCAACATGGGCTTTAAAAACCGTTGTATCGCGGAGGTGACTGGGTAATCAGCTAACTCCGTCCACTCTTGATCGACCTCGCTATTTAATATCTTGATCTTTTTGTGGGGTACCCATCCCGTGATGAGCGTTGTCCACTTATCTTTTCTCGATACTTCGATTGCAACATTCCTGTGTGCATTGATCAGTACTCTTGCCATCTCCAAACTCCTTATGTAATATCCATCCTGACACGAACCCAATGAGTGTAAGTATTAACATCACCAATGGATAGAATATACTAAATAAATTAATCATCGTACTCTTCATCATCATCGTCTTCATATTCTGCATCTTCAACAATGTCATTTGTTTTGGTAAAGTGACGTTGTAAATTATTTAATTTAATATATCGTTTTGTTAAATCAATGGGCGTTTCTGTATTCATGGCCACTGTAACTAATTTAAATAGCAACATACATTCATATGGTGATACATCACGCGCAGGATCAAGCTCATAATAATATCCTGAATCATCAATTTCTAATTTAAGTTTAAGAAGTGTTGATGGTTTCATCTTAACTTCTTCAAGTAAATTATCTATCATTTCTTTTTTAGTTGCCATGATTAGCTGCCTTTATCGTTTCTATTTTATTAATAAGATCTTGCACAGTACTAATATTTTGAAAATCATTCCCCAATTTTATGTCAAGTCGTGTTTCGACTTCAAATAATAAATCAATCAGATCAAGTGAATCGATACCCAGCTCGTCAAATTTGCTTTCGGGTTTGATTGATCCTAAATTAATTGTGGGTACTTTATCAGTAATAAATTCTCTTAATACATCAATGGTTGTCATTCTTTATTCCCATATTTATAATTAATTTCTTGAAGTGTTTCAATTAACCCAACAATAATAAATCCAATCCACCATCTGTAATCGGCATCAAAATGATAAAGCAAAAACGCAGCTAAAAAATCTAACATTAATATACTCCCTCTTCAAATGTAATTACACTATTAACATATCGTTGTGCATCATCATTTAATTTAATTCCCATATAAACATGATTGCGTTTACCATCTTGGCGTAGTAATCCCACCTCAATACGATGCTCTTGTGTGGCTGCCAAGAATCGACGCTTAAATGAAAACTCAGTGCCTGGTGGCAATTTCTTTTTAATAGCCCAATGTGAGTAACATGCAAACACATCATCTTTTGTGACAGAAGCCGCTGGATCAAATATTAAAGTATCTTCAACAAATAAACCAATGGGATTGCCTAATTCAGTCATCAATTCTAAATAGGATGCGCCAGATTTAGGTTGTGTAAAATATCCACCACGTGTTAATCGTCTACGCAATCCTTCCATCGCCCAATTAAAAATACCAGATAATTCATTTTCTAACTTGCGTGCAAGTTCTGTGTCTTCCTTGTTATAGAAAGATTTAGTCATTTTTAATACCACCATTCGTCCTGTGAGGGCGTTTGAATTTTCTGTGAGTTGTAAGACTTCGTTGGAATAGATGACGATTCTTGTGGGTAAGTATCCGTTCCACGATTCTTTGTTCTTCCTATTAACAGTAATGGTATCACCACCAACGATACGAAGGAGTTGAGACACAACAGCATTACGATTCCTCTCGGGTGCTCTGGCATCAGTAAAACTAGCAAGAAGCTTGCCAAGCCAAGGCTGTAAACCAAAGCTATCGCATAGTTCGCCCAATTCGGGGGCGACTGTGTTATGTTGGCCGAGGAGAGACACGAGTACTTTGTTGATCGTTCCCTTGCCTGATCTTCGAGGGCCAATGATGTTAAAAAACTTTTGTTGACGTGTGTCCCCGCTGAGGATGTAGCCGAACATTTCTTGTAAGGTTTCGATGGATTCATGGTCGTCCTCCCATACTGAGTTTAAAAAGTTTAACCACGTTGGACATGATGCTGATTCATCATAGCCAAAGTTTAAGGAATTCTGTGTAAAGAATCCTAATGAGTGTGGTATTAATACATTATCTTCTAAATGAAATAATCCATTGTGCAACGATATCAATTTAGATGCCTGTGGTTTATTGTGTCGATGCTGCATTAACCATATCGGTGGTTTTGTATTCGGGTGGTTAGGTAAGTGCGTAATCGATTTGATCGCGTCCAATGCGGCCGATACCGATGCGGGCGTTGGATTGAATGGTAAGATTTCTTGCTTCCTACCTAACTTCTTACACTTATCTAAAAACTTATATAGGTCTGATCTGACAGTTAACTCTTCTATGATCTCATAGTGTGTATCTGCATAAATATAAAAGTCATCGGCATAATGTACGATTCTGTAACCTTCTTCCGATGAGTAAAAACTATCGAGGAATACGCGTGCGTGCGCCATCACGTTGTTGTCTAAAATCGTGTCCCCATTGGCGAGCGCTTGCTTTAGTAATTGCTGATTCACTTCAAACACAAGTGAGCGCAACGTGGCGCCCGAACCTTTAAACGTTCTCCATTTGGATTCACATGAGTTGAGCCCTGTCGATTGATACTTACCCGATTGACTTGACCATCTGTCCCATAACTCACACCACTCAATGTCACCTTGACCTTGATGGTGAAGAATTGCACCAATCTTTAACCACTCTGCATAACCCGTATCGGGTGAGTAGTTCGGTAGGATCTCCGATTCTACTTTGGCAATATCATATCCCTCGAGCGGTGGCGTATAGTCCGCGAACGCGTCACCTGTTTTGGTGAGTTGTCTCGGCGGCACTATGGACGTTACGTCTTGTTCTTGGGTGGGAATCGTGCCCGAGATATGATGCCCCGTGACAGTGAAGTATCTTGAGTGCGGGTAGACTTCTAACCCGATCGAGTGGTCAACGTGTGCGGCCGGTAGAGTCGCACGTGTAAATATCTTAACCCCTGTACCCGAAGGGCTGATCTCCATATACCCGTTGAGTCGCGACGCAATTTGTTCGGATGCGTCGTTGATAAATTGGTGAGTAAGTGGGTCTAGGCAGTCGTCTAGGTCTATGCCAACGAGGTTGTCATCTTTAGAAAAGACGAAGCCGATACCATCAAACTTGCCTGGGTTGGAGTTATATGCGTGTTCGACAGTCATGAAATCTGTCCATTGTTCCACATTGGTAGATGAAGCAGATTGGCCATTGGGCTGGACTGGCATTTTTGACCATCGTGGTGCATTTTCATCACCCATCTGAACCATACGCCACAACACCCAACGTGGTATCGTTTTGAGTTCGAGTGGAATGTTTGCCATATTAACGGGCAAGCATTGTGGTTTTAAATTATCCGTGGTGTTTTCCATATTCGTCCTAACTAATGCAAATTTTGTTCAAAATTATAGATATATTTTTTCTACTCTGTCAAGGAGTAACGTAAGTCCTTGATTTATAACACATTGTCACACTTCTTTTGAGCTAAGTGCTTGATTATAAAGGGTTGTTACAATTCTGTTACAATTGTGTGTCACCCTTTACCCCTCCGTAACCCATTGATTTTAAACAAGTTGTCACACTTGTCACACTTGTCTGTGTTATTATTCAATTTATAATAAAATAAAATAAATTACAGAAGTGTACCAATGTGTGTTTTGAGTGTGACAAGTGTGACAAGTGTGACAATGTGTTAATAATCAATGACTTACAAATAGCAAATTGCGTAGTCATAGGCAATTCTGCCAAAAAAGTAAACTGATAGGATGATTACGTACCATTTTGCGACTTGCCACCATGTCTTTTCATCATTAAAGTTCAATTGAGTACCCCTTGTTCTTCATCATATGATATGCCCATTTTCTAAAAGCGACGCGATTCTCTTCATTCTGTTCGTCACGATCGTCCCAAACTGCTTCCAAGATAAAATTGCCTGCGCTATTATGGAAGTCTATCTTTTTGAAGTTACCCTCTTTGTCAAAGACATCTGTAGGCACTGCTAATCCTTTTTTCGATGCCAAATCTTTTTCTATATCTTTAGTACGACGTTTAATTTCAATTACGTTAGTCATCATGTTCCTCCAAAAACCTTTCTTCATTTAAATGTTCAAGTGATATGGGTTCTCTTGTCAGAAACGATTGAAGCAATCTGACTCTTTCCTCGTCAACACCCATCATTGTGGCTACTTCGCTTATTTTTGGTTTGCGACCTAAAACTTGCGATAAAGCACGTTCATTATAATTCATTTTCTTTACTGCTTCCATGATATTCACGGGCAGTCGTATGAGGTTGGCGGTATTATCCATTTCTCTTCTTATTCCTTTTTCAATGAAAGATTTAGCATAGGTTGCGAAACGTGCATTATTTGTAGGTGTCCATCGACGTGCTGCAATGGTAAGCTGCTCATTACCCATGGCAAGCAAATCTTCTAATGGCATTTTGCCATATTTCCAATACGTCATTTTACGTACTACATAAACTACAAATCTTAGATTGTGTTTAATAAGTTTGTCCAGAGCTTTTTGGTCACCTGTTGCAATACGATGCGCCAATCGATGCTCTTCTTCTGTAGGTAATATATCTATCCCATAAAGCGATTGAAGATAGTCTGTGAGTATATCATTGGGTTGATAATCTTCTGTCAAAATGGGGGGTCTCCAAGGTTGAGTGAAAGTAATTGCTGATAGGGGGATGGAGGTTTAGGAAGATTTAATTTGGTGATGGTGTATCCTTGACATAAAAACTTTTCTGCAAACTCCATAGAATAAAACCGACGAATTGCTTCGCCGGTTTCATCTC